GAATCGATTCTAGCCGTCAAGTTATCCGTGGTCCAGAAAAAATAGATTACAATAAAAGAAATACCTATGATCCTGAGATGACATCAATTGATTGGGGTTATATAGGCGAAAGCTCAGTAGATCAAAAATCACAGTTGGCCGGATCATTGGGTATGAGCAAGGTACCGTTCTTTAAATCAATAAGAATTTATGGATTTAACCAACACAGTGTTTCATCGTACAAGCTGATAAATCCAATGATAACTGGTTTTAAGCATGACACCTATAGTTACAGCGAAGCAGGTGGCACTATGGAAAACAGCATGACAATTGGTTATGAAACTGTCAAGTACGAACAAGGCGCCATAGACGGAAGAAATCCCAATTTGGACGACTTTGCAAATCCTGCGCACTATGATAAAACAGTGAGTCCTATTGCACGTGCTGGTGCCAACGGTACCATCTTGGGACAGGGCGGTCTAATAGATGGAGCAGATTCAATTATGAGCGACTTGGCCAGCGGTAACATTCTGGGTGCAATTCAAACAGCAGGCAGAACAGCCAACACCTTTAAATCAGGTGGACTGGTTAATGCAGCCAGGGGTGACTTGTTGGGTGGTATATCAGACGCCACAAGAGGTACTCCCAATAGAAATAGTGCATTTAATTTTCCAGTGTATAACAGCACCAAATAAATATAACATACACTTGGGGTAATACAATGAGCCAAACACTAGACAGCGCGCCAACATCTGGTAAAGATAATAACACCAAACAATTTGAGCAGGCTTTTGACAACACAGTACCCATTGGTGCTGCCGAGTATGACGTAGTTCGCAGCTACTTTATAAGCGTGAGTGACAGTGATACCATTGCCAATAACTTTACAGTTTTTTTGTTTAGAATAGCAGATATAACTGGTTACCATGTGCTATCTCTGTTAGATGATATAAAAGGTAAAAGTGGATTAGAAATGAATGCTATCATGGCCTACTATCTTAACAGTATAAAATCAAAAGCTACACTATACGGTGTGAGCGCAAGTCCTCAACCAAATCAAGCAATTCAACGAAACATAGTGATATAATGTCACGCTTTGCGCAGGGAATATATGAAGTGAAAAACACTGAAAAGTATTTGGGCAATCACAAGCCCAGATTCAGATCAGGTTGGGAACTCACATTCATGACATTCCTTGACAACAACCCCAATGTGTTAAACTGGGCCAGTGAGTCCATTAAAATACCCTATCGTAATCCGCTTACAGGCAAAATTGCAAATTACATTCCCGACTTTGTAGTAGTGTATCAAAACAAATATGGAAGTAAAATAGCTGAAGTGGTAGAGATCAAGCCAAAAAAACAAAGTATCATTGAAAGTAAAAAGGCCAGTGTAGCTGACCGAGCAGTTGTGGCAGTAAATCATGCCAAATGGCAAGCAGCCCATGCATATTGTAAGAGTCAGGGATTGGTTTTTAGAGTAATAACTGAAACCGACATTTTTGCTAATGGCAACCCGAATTATAAAAGAAAATGATAAATATTAGTGTAGTTCGCGGAATGGGGATTCCCAACTACTCTAACGCCATGGAGGGCATCAGCAATGATATTTATCAGCAACAAGTATACCATATGGTATAATTCAATAATCAACAACGCCAAAACACGAACAATCACTGGTTACACGGAAAAGCACCATATTATACCTAAATCATTGGGCGGATCTAATGAAAAAACCAACGTAGTTAAGCTTACCGCAAGAGAGCATTTCGTATGTCATCTGCTTCTCACCAAAATGACCACAGGAAATGACAGATATAAAATGATTTTTGCCCTACATATGTTATCAAATGTAAAAAATATTGGCGAAGGAAGATATACAGCCAGTAGTAAACTATATGAATATGCAAAAAAAAGCTTCAAAGAAGCACTAGGTCAATATTGGACATCTGAAAACAGAGCAAAACGAGCAAAACAAACTAAAGAAACTGCTACAGGTAGAAAATGGTCTGTTGAATCAAAGAATAATTTCAAAAATAAAGCATGGTCTGATCTTGCAATACAAACTAGATTAGAAAATTGTTTAAAATCGGCTGAGGCTAGAAAAGGATCTAAATGGGACGAGGCTCGGCACGAACTCAAGTTCCAACAGTATATTGACAAAAACAAACACTTATTCACTCCAGTATTTTCTCTAGCAGATGAGGGCGTGAATATAAGACAAATTTCACTAAAATTGAAGATATCTTGGGACAGAGTAAAATACATTTTAGATAATAGAAGCAGAATAAATAACATATGACAAAGAAACTTTCAGAATTGTTTGAATTGCCAGAAGATATTGCACCACAGCGTGAGTCTGACCAAGTGCAGGCAATTGAGCAAGTTACTACTCAGGCATATTCAAATTTAGAAAAAATAGAAAATGCATTACCTCAGGTACGAGGGTTAGAAGCCAGCGACACCGAGATGGATGAACTGGCACAGTTAGCCAAAGAAAGCTTTGATGACTTGATGGAACTGGGAATGCAAGTGGACAGTAGATTTGCCAGTGAGATATTTAATAGTGCCAGCAGTATGTTGGGGCATGCAATCACTGCAAAAACAGCTAAATTGAATAAAAAGTTAAAAATGATTGACTTGCAGCTTAAAAAAGCAGCATTAGATCAAAAAACCACAGAAAAGACCAAAGAAGTAGAATCTACGCCATTGGGAACGGGCAGTGTACTTGATAGAAACGAACTGCTGAAAATGTTATTGGCAAACAAAAACACCAATAGTGATAAATAATACTAATAGGAAACAAACCATGAAAAGTCTACGTCAATATTTAACTGAAAGTGTAAGAACATACCATTACACCATTAAGATAGCAGGTGATCTCGATAAGAATTTTATTGAAATGTTCAAGTACAACTTGAACAAATTCGATCCAGTTAGTGTCAGCGATCCAAAAACTATCCCCATCATGAAAGACCCATACGGCTTTCCTGATCTGAAAAACGAGTCAGTTCATATCTTTAAAGCAGAGTTCAAGTACCCTGCCACTGAACCAATGATTCAGCAAATGGCTCAATTGTTGGGTAAGAATATAAACTCAGTGAGAGTGATTTCTTCACAGTACGATGACAGCATCAACAGTGAGAATGATCAATACGCCAATCAGGCAAGCCCATTGATAACCAGTCCATATGAGACTGACAGTGGCGCAGAGCAGGCAAACAAAGACTATGGCAATCAATATTTGGATAAAGTATTACCCAAAGAACCAAGCGTCACGATTGACTACGCAGCCAAGAAAACACCCACAGCGCCCAACAAATCTAAAGAGAACATACAAACCAAGAGTCCAATGACCAGTGTTAGTCGTCCTCCTAAGCCAGCCACTGGAGCTAGAAAATGATAGATTTCAGCTCCGGCCAGTTGACTTGGATAGTTATCGGCGCCTGCAGTTTGGGTGGCACAGGATACATGACCATGAACACTGCCATGGCTGACTTAGACAAAAAGGTAGAAGTGATCACTGTTAAAGCACAGTCCACTAATGAAAAATTAACTGCAATGCAGCAGCAGTTGGTAAGAATAGAAGAAAAATTAGACGCTAGGAGCAGTAGGAAATGAAGATCAAGAATATAGTACCAGAAGTAAACGAGGGAGCAGTTACTTCAGCATTGGGTAAAGTGGGTAGTAGATTACTGCCAGGAGTCGGATTAGCAGTGGGTGCCAAGGATGCATATGACCGTACCAAAGCAGGAGATAAAGTTGGCGCAGCCATCGCCGGAGCCACAGCAGCCGCCAGTTCGCTGCCAGTGGTAGGAACAGCAGCGTCACTCTTGGGAACTGGAGTTCAAGCAGCCAGAGACAAATTTAGAACTGGCAGTTGGTTTCCAGAACCGGAAGAAATTGCAGCGGCCAGCGCACCCGCAGCACCAAAAATGGCTGCTGCCGATCCTGCGGCACCCGCCAAGACGCTAGAGGAAGAAGAAATGGATGAGGGCTATGCGGATCTGATAAAATACGGCGCGGGGCAGGCTGGCAGAGCTGTCAGTGCCGTTAAAAATTATGCGCAGAACATTGGAACCAAAGCAGCACCTGCCGTGTCTAAAAGAGTTGAGCCTACCATGAATGCAGCTGGTACAGCCTCCGATGTCGCTGGCGCACTTCCAAAACCAGGTCCTGTCGCCAAACCGGCCGCACCTAATTATGCATCCAAACAAGGTCAAGTTCCTGTCACAGGAACGCAGAGCACACCTACTATACCACCAGGTCCTGCCGCCAAACCCGCACCTAATTATGCATCCAAACAAGGTCAAGTTCCTGTCACCGGAACGCAGAGCACAACTACTACAAAACCCGGTTTTGTAAACCCCGCCGCTGCTGCCGCGCCAAAATCCGGCGCCGCACCTGCAGTATCCAGTGCAGGAAAACGTGCAGCAGGTGCCGCACTTGCCACAGGCGCAATTGCATCCACTATGTTAGGTGGTTCGGATAAAGTAGCCAATCCGGCGACTACCACTACCGGAGCAGCAACTGCAGCCAATTCAGCCGCCGCTGGCGCAGCAAAACCTGATGCAGCCAGCCTTGCTAGAGATAGAATTGCTGCACAATCAAATGCTGCACAAGCTCCTCAGGGTAGCAATACTACTACAACTGGCGAACAACCAGCATCAACTACAACAGCGGCACCAACTGCAACAGCGACACCAAAACCCAACACTACTCCCTGGGGAGGCAGAGCAGATGCTCCCAAGAGCACATGGTCAGGTCCTGAAGAAACTATTAAGTCAACCCCACAGGCCCCACAGAGTAACGTGGATTTAAAAGCAACTGCCGATAGAGATCGTATAGCCAAGCTGGCGATACCACAAGATACAAGCGCACCGTCACAGATAAACCCAGCAGTTATATCCAAGGAACCTGTACCAGCTGCCTCGGCCGCACCAACCGGGATCAATGCCAACCTGAGCCCAGCGGCCGCCAGTATGATGAGAGGTAGGGATTTTGACTCTAACGCTGGTAATCAGCCGCCTGAGAAAGGTCAGGTTGGTACTGGCACAGGAGGTACATTAGTAAGTTCAGATGGTACTCCGGTTCAGGACGGTTCCAACATAAAAAGAACAGCTGGCGGATTTACTTTGCCAGAAGAAGCAGAATTAGAAGAAGGCGACACCGCACTAGCGCACATCAAGCAGCTAAGCAAAGTAACCAAGGAATCGAAAGAAACACATATGAGTATGGATTTTAAGAAAATGTTTGGCATCATGGATGCTATATCAATGAACGAAGCTAAAATGGCTGACATCAAGGGACAGAAGTATTCAGGCAGCTATGGCGCTGAATACCAAGGCGACTCAGATGATGAAGACACTGGTACTACAGTTTCCAAAGCGCCAGCTGAGAAAAAAGGGCGTGGTCGTCCAAAGGGTGACGTAGTTGCTACCAATCCAAAAGACACTGCTGCCAAGCGTGCCTCAGACAAAGAGAGCAAAGCTTATGCAAAAGCAAACCCAACCAAGGTAACCAGACATACTCTGTCAGACAAACCACCCAAGGGTAGCCCAGAGTACAAAGAGAAGAAATCGTCATTGAAAGATTGGATTGAATCATCAGAAGCAGCTATCAATGAAGCCAAAGCCAAAAACAAATATGCAATTGGTATGGCAGTGGCTAAAAAACAAGCAGGCTACGGTGAAAAACCAGCACATGATCTTCCAAAGAAAGTAATCAAGAAGGGTCATGAAATCGCTAAAAAGATTGATGAGCAAGATTTGGATGAAGCCACTGAACTTAAAGGTGGTCAAAAGAAACTTGACGTTGCTCCACCAAAAGGTAAATTAGATGCTAAAGATTTTGCTGCACTAAGAGCAAAGAAAACTGTCAAAGAAAGCACTCTGATGAATGACTCGCATGATACATTGGCGCATGTTACCAATAGATTCAAGCATGAAGTCAAACAGTTCATGGCCAATCCAGATATGGACATGGATGATGATTTATATGAGGCCCTGTTTGATTACTACCTTGACAGCGGTGAGATTCCATATGGCATAGCCAAAGCACGTACAGGCGATCCACATCAATGGGTATATAACAGATTCCAAGAAGACATGGGAGCACCACAGATAACATCAGAAACAGCCATGCTGCCAGAAGCATTTGATTCAGGCGAAACAGTGTACTGGAGAGGTACTGCTGGAACTGTTGATCGTGTTGAAGGCGACAAGTGTTTTGTGCATACTGTCTCAGGTGACATGGACGTTTGGCCCGCAAGTGAATGCAGTAAAGAAAAACAAGGCGCATTCAGCATATTCAAGAAAGATGTATCTGATATAGGTACAGGTTTAGGTAGATTTGCCACAGGCAAGTCAGAGATTGATGAAGCTGAATTAGAAGAAAGTCCATTTACTTATGAAGCAAAAATGGCAAAGGCAGCAGGTAAGGACTCATTTACACTGGGCAACAAACACTTTGATGTTACGGAAAGCAAAAATATGGACACACAATTAGAAAGTTGGAATAGACAGTTGAATTCGTTATTAACTGAAAGTTTAACTATATCCACTACACAGGGCGATCAGGGCGATGACACTATCTCAGTTACTGCTTCGGGTGCAGATGCACAAGAAGTCATGGCTATCATGAGAAACGCTGGTTTAGGCGGCATGGGCAACAAGCAAGAAGACTCAACCAAGTTCTCTAACTATGGTGTGCCCATGTCAGGTGATCAAGACCACGAAGGAACTGCGCTTATCACTGTTGATGATGGTGAATCAGGTGGTGACGATATGTTGTCACTGATGAAAAAGATGTCAGGTATTGGATCAGACGAATCCAGTGACGACTACGCAGATGAAGAATCCAGCGACGAATTTCATGACGAAGAATCCAACGACGAAGAAGAATCAGGCTCATGCAATGAATGTGGCATGTCTGAAGGCTCTTGCGAACACGGTCAAATGGTAGACGAAGCCAGAGCTGACGACCCTGATGAATACGAAGAACACGACGAAGAAGATGACGAGAATCCTGATAACCCAAAAAATTGGGGCGGAGATCATAACGATAAAGCTTCATGGGATGCTGCTCGTGATGAGAGAAAGAAATCTAAAAAAGACGAAGCTGAAGAAAAGGTTGACGAAAGCTATGCCAATTCAGCCGATGACCAAGCTGACCAAGATATAGACTTTATGATGAACACTATATCTGGTGGATTGAACAGAAGAAAGCGCGATCAAACCACATTGCCACATACTTCAGTAAAAGTAAGTGAATCCAATGACTTAATGGCTGAATTCTTGAAATTAAGTGGCTTAAAGTAACACATATGCAGTCTAAGATAGCTCGGTTCGCCGGGCTATTTTTTTGGTTATGATAAGTTTATTAATAGCGATAAATACTCTATAAGGTAAAATAGACATGGAAACAATCGACTTCGGATCATTCCCCAATGACGCAAATGCAGATTCTATACGAGCAGCGTTTGCAAAGACTCAAAACAACATTACAGAACTGTATTCTGTAGCTATCAACGGAGTAACCGGAATAGTTGCCAGTACAGGGCTAACCCAAACGTTAGACTTGGGTAGTGTAGTATTGGCAGCAAACATAGCTACTGTAACTCTACGAACTGACAATAATTTATTGGTTGGTACAGGAGGGGTCGCACTCTCCAATTCAGCAACTATCAATCAAGGTGGAACTCCTTTTGTAATATCATTGGCAAACACAATATCCACAGTGAACGTGGTAGCCACTGGTAATCTAGTGGGTAGGTTGGCTAGTAATTCCAGCTCGCAGCCCAATATCACCACTGTGGGCACATTGACTGCACTAACTTCTGCTGGCGATATTACTGCTCCCACTTTCTTGGGTAATGTTACTGCAGCTTTAGTTGACGCCGCAACATACACAAGCCCCTCAGGCAACACTAATATTTTATACAACAAGCAGGGCACAATCGGTGGAAGTTCAGAATTATCTTGGAACGAGACTACACTGAACGTAATAGGTAACATCACCTCACAAAACATAGCGGCTGGTAACTTACTCACTGCAAATTATGTAACTGGCACATTAACCACTGCAGCGCAGCCAAATGTTACCAGCACAGGAACACTGACCAGTCTTGTAGTTTCAGGTAACATTGAAGCATCAGACGCCAGTCTGGGCAATGCAGTTACTGCCAATTACTTCATAGGCAGTGGAAACAACTTGAGCAACATCCAAGCAGCTAATATCTCAGGAACTGTGGCCACAGCCAGTTCTGCAGATTTTGCTGCTGCAGCCAGCTTCGCTGATCTGAGTACTCAATCACTAACAGTTATTAGTACAGCACAACCCAACATAACCAGTGTTGGTACGTTATCTCAACTAAGTGTAACAAGTACTGCCACTGTGGGCAACTTGGTTACTACTGGTAACATAATAGTTGATCAAGATTTAAGCACTGGTAATTTAACTGTTGCTGAAGATACTAGACTGTCAAATATGTTTGCAGTCAGCATCACAACTGCGTCCATCACTGGTAACGGTATGGGTCTGGTAAACCTAAGTGCCAATAGCA